TTTCATTTTGCGTTTATCTCCTTAATTTTGGGTATAAAAATAGCACCCTTTGCGTTTTACGTTTGGGTGCTTGGTGTGCTATATTTCTTCTGGATAGAACGTTTCTACAACAGAATCCGTTTCGCTGTCATAGATTTCTACTTGCTCTTTTGCGTTGAGCGTTGCGGTCTGAGCATGAAATCTTGCATCTTTTAATGAGGCAATTTCCATTGCATCATGACCATCTATAATTATGGAATATCTTAATTTGTCCATAGTTGTATTCTCCCTTTTTACATGGTTTTTAATTTCGCTTGAAGCTCAGCGATCTGTTGCTCTATAGCTTGTTTTTCTTCGTTTGCCTTGTTATATTCTGCGTCTGGAATCCATTCCATAATTTCGCTTGGTTGGACTTGGAGATATTCGCAGACTTTATTTATAATATCCGTATTCATTGGTTTGTTTTTTGAAAATTTGGCTGGCATATTTACAGAAATTCCAGCATCACACAATGATTTCCATTGCATATTTCTATCTTGCAATAATTTTTCTAATTTTTTGTACACAATCATATTATTTTACCTCCATTAAACACACCTCCATTCTATCACATAACCGTGTGATTAGCAATAAACTCTTCTAAAATCATGCATAGGATTTTTTGTACATTCATAGTCTGTGATTTGACCACAGAATTTCCCTAAACGTACTCCACCAGATCCGCATTTCCGTTTACGATCATGCGACATCATTTGTTTATAATTCAAGCGTTTTGAATCATCTTTGAATTGCTGCGCATAGTCATACATTGCCTTTGTATATTCATTACGCATTTCAGTTTTGAGAAATTTCTTTCTACCTGGAATATGAATAAGCACAGTAATTTTGCCTTTTCTCATTCTAAAATCAGAACAGAAAATCTCTACTCCGTTTTCACTTCGCAGAATGATTGTATCAATCGGAAATTGTTTTCCATGATACAGCTCGTTTCCGTGTGTTCGTCTGATTTGCATTTTCATTTTGCGTTCACTCTCCTTTACATAAAGTGCACACTATTAAAAGGCAGAACCGAAATTCTGCCTTTCGTACTATACATTTTGAGTTGCATTATGCGAAGTAATGCTTAATTACAATGTTGCTGATAGTGCTTGCAAGTCCGCTATAATCATAGGTGATTTCACCTGTCTTGCGGTTCTTTTTTGCCTTTACAAGCGTATTAATCTGACGCTTTTTGAATGATACAGTTCCCTTTTCATCGTCTACATCAAACTTGTTAGAAAATCCCTTAATGTAGCAATCGTTTAAAAGTTTCTTATCTTCTGCTGTCAGCTTCACTCTTGTCTTGTCCGTGTACGGAGTTTCAAAAGGCAAAGAGAAAGTTTTCTTGATGATTGTTTCAAGTTCTGCGCTTGCCTTTTTATAGGCTTCTTTTACCTCTTTGCTCATTACAAGATTTCCGTCATCCCCTGCTTTGGAATTAATATGAATTACCTGTAATGCCTCATAAAGTTCAGGTGATTCAAAAGCAGGAATAATTGCATACTTTACAAGCTTAGAGTTATCCCATGAGCCAAGTACACGAAGTACAGTTCTTACAACATCAGCAGAGTTACCGAAGTGGTCAGCATTTTTCTGTGACATAGTAGAAACAACTTTATTGTATACTTCTAATGTGTCTGTCTGTGTCTCCACAAACTTAGTCCGTGATTCATTTGCAGAGTCTAACTGTACCTGGAAAGCCTGTACTTCTTCTACTGAATAATTGCCGTTCTCATTAGCAATCTTCTTCTCAAGTTTAGCGATTGTATCATCAAGCAACTGAATATTCATGTTGCAAGACTCGTGCTGTACTGCTGTCATAAGTTCAGACTTAGACTCTTCTGTGATGTTCTTTGCATAAAAATTAATCTGTAAGTTTTTCATAGTATCTCCTATTCTCCTATTTAACGCATAGGTGCTATAATATGATTTATTGTATTTGTTGTCATAGTGTTATGCACACTATAAAAGGTACAAAATTAGTGTCTCATGTGTTTATCTCGTTCGTTTTATCCGTTCCGACTAATTATAACTACATACTTGCTAGGTGTTTATGCATCGCTTATTTAGCTCAAACGCATCCTGATATACTTATGAATATACATATATCCTATTCTGGCACCCATTTTATGAGAGGTCATCGTTATAAACTGTACTTGCTATATTTATATAGTAGTATACAGTCGTTGCACATAGGACAGTGAATATAGTACGAGCTTTAACAGATCACACTTTTGTACCTTCTAACTATGTATAACTTGAATTATACAGAACACAGAGGTATAACGGTCATGTGAGTTGGAGTTACCCAACATCAAGAATGGTAGGTGTTACCCTACTATCTGCCACTTTGTACTTGTGTCTGTCTCTTATGTATTTCTTCTTATAAGTAAGTTTTGAATTGAACCTTATAAGAGTACGCTTTTATTTGTTAGCGTAAGTTATTTATTTACGTGTTGGTTGCTTGCTCTATTATAAATCACTCCTAGAAAATAATCTAAGAACGTGAACCCTATACCACTAAAGGGAACTACCCTATTCCTACAAAAATATTGTAGGTTCGTCCGCAAAGTAATAAGCTGACGGACTAGGTTTTTTCTAGGTAAAACCATATAACCATTTTATATTCGTCCTTTTGGGACTGCTTTGTATAGTGGAAACGTTGGATATTAAAACCACTAGCAACCCTATGTACTTCTAGTCTTTTGTATCACACTCTAGGAATGTGACGCAGTACCTATATATGAATAGAACTGTTTATATTTTTGGTGTGGAATTAACTCACGAATTGTGATAGAATAGACTTGTTGAGGGACTATCTATACAATTTGTGTAAGTTAGTTGGTTATGTATTCAAGGTATTCTTGCTCAGTTGAAAAGAGTATATAACTCTTTTCTTCTGATACATAACCCATGTATCCACTAGGTACATAGTACCCTTTTGGATTATACATTTTTCAGTGAATGCACCTTCTTTCAAGTTTTAACGACTAACTTCTGTCGAGTGCTTGTTTATTTGTTGTAATTACTATATCACATTTTCGTGTGATTGTCAACAAAACTTTTGAATTAACAACTATATGAGTTTGCCGTGCCTTACATTTTGTTGTGTCGTTCTTTGTTTTGTTGAGATTATGTTATCACACGTTTGTGTGCTTGTCAAGGACTTTTTTGAGAAATTTTAAAAGTTATTTTCATGTGTTGCTATGTCCTTTTGACATTGAATATAGTATCACACGGATGTGTGATTGTCAATAGTAAATTTTTAAAAAATACGATATATTTTTTATAACATCAAACTATATTATATGATATATATAATCATAACACATAGTTTTAAAAACTACGTGTAATGGTTTTTATCATTTTGAAAAACAATGACTAATATATATCTATTAACCATTCTTTTTGCCTAACCGGGGGTAGTTAAAACTAACTAATAAGGTTGGAAATGCAGCAAGCCCTATAGCTGATTCATCTACAGACTTTCTTCAAAATTTTACCTTGTCGATATCTTAAAACCCCAATAAAACCAAGCAAAATTCTATTTTTATTCAAATTAACACGTTATCGCATACCATATCGTCAACTCCCTTATAAATCAGGCATTATTTCAATTTATCACCCCATTTTTTCAATTTTCTAAATTTCAAAAAATCTAATCCGAAATTAAAAATCCCATAAAATT